GCAAGAGATTTTGCAATTTCATGCCAATCTTTTTCACCAGATTCAAAACTATCCCTAACATTCATTAAAGTTTCTATTTTAGCCATTGTAGTTTCGTCTTCAAGAAATTCTGAAAAGTCATCAAGTCCTAACTCTTCATTTAACAATGAATATGCTTCAGCATGTATAGTTTCCATAGCCCCAAAAGTAGTAGCCATTGCTATAATTTCGGGTTTTCTAAACCATTTTGTTACTAATCCAGTCCAGTAGTCATTTACTACTGTTTCTGTTTGGGCAAATCCTTTAAGGATTGATCCAATTATATTTTTTTCGGTTTCGTTTAAATTTTGCTTCCAATCATTGATATCACTCATCATTGGAACTTCAGTATGAATCCAATGTGCTTGGTGTTGTTTGAGCCAATAGTCAGCCGCTTCGGGGTATTCGAAGGGTTTGTAAACTATCCTTTCTTCTTTTAGGTTTTTTTTTGCCATTTTATTTTTGGATTTCTGTTAGTGTAGTGATAAATACAATATATACCACTAGAGATTAAATATGTTTTCAGCAGCCCTCTGGAGATTTCTTCGTTCATTTCCTGTAAATCCAGCTCCATCAGGTCCACTAGGTCCTTCGTTACTTATACGGTTATTAAATTCGATTTTACCTATGGAAGTATCCATGCTAACATCATATGATAAGCCATCGGCTCCATATCTGTTTTTCATAACATGGAATCTTCCAGTACCGTTTTCTTTATCTTCAGTTTTTCTAGAAAGTGAAAGTGCAAAGTCTGTAATCATGATTTTTGAATAGCTTTCTGAGATTTGATCTCCCTCAATAATATCTGAACGAGCACCTGATCTATTAACCTGAGAAGCTGTCCATACTGGGATATTTAATTCAGTTGACATGCCTCTTATGGAAGTATAAATGTCGTCTAATCTATCTCTTTTTTCTTTCCCATTTTTAGTGTATAAAAGATCTGCGTAATCTAACACAATAAGGTCAGGTTCAATACCTTGGCCACGACATTTATCTATATGCGCTAATATCGTATTTACATTGGCTTTACCTGCAGGATATTGTTTAATATACAATTTTCCTCGCATATCCTCTAATTTACTTTTAACTGTTGATTTATGTATTTTGATTTCATTTACAGGGATTTCTGTAAAGAAAGCATCATATCTCTGTCCTACATAAACATCTGAGAGTTCAAGGGTATAGTGAATAACTGTGTAACCTAGTTTAACAGCATGGCCCCCTATAGCAACAAGTGCCCATGATTTACCTCCCCCAGGATTTCCAACTATTAGGCCTAAATCCCCATTTCCTAATCCCCCACCTACTAGTGAATTTATTTCGTTCCATGGTGTTTCAATTGTGTTTCTAGCTTCTTCTCTATATCTTTCTTCAATAGCATCCATATAATCGTGGCCTAGATTTTTTTCTACACCCGCTTTAAGAGCATTATCAATAAGACGACGGATATCTTCATAATTTCCTATTTCAAGTAAATCAACAGAAGAAAGAAGAGCTGATTTTAGTGTTTGATTTCGGCAAAAATCAAGAAAAGTTTGCTTAACATAATCTAAATCGGGTGATGTAGTAGATTTAAATGTTTCTTTAAGTTGCTCCTTTACAGCTACCTGCTGGATTTCATTTCTAATATTTTCTACTTCAACTTTAAACACCTCCATCGTAGGAGTAGTTTTAAACTCATTAAAATATTCAAGAGTTTTTGATATAATCCACTTGTTAGCTTCATTATCAAAGAAATCAGGTGAAACTATGTCTGCAACTTGTTGGAGAAATTCTTTATCCCTAAGTAATACCGAGAGGGTTTTAATTTGGAAATTATGTCCGTATTGTTCTAACTTACTCATGGGTTAGTTGTGCTAAATTATTTAATTTTAAAAAATGGTCTGTTAACCAGATATCAGGATTTTGGAGATTAGTTCCCATATAATCATTATTATACAAACTAATAAAATCATTCCGATGGAGTAAATTCATTGGACGAGCATGTAAGTCATTAAGGTGGATTTTAATTTGTCCTGACATTAATGGGTCTTTAAGTGACATCATTTTTTCATTTGTTTCCAAATTTACTTTATTTTCTGTAATTCTTTTATGCATTAAGGTATCCTGTGTAGAGGCGTAGTGCACAAGATAATCAAGATTTATCTCTCTTCCAACAATCTCCGGTATTACTTTTGCTATTTTTTTAGGGCCTAACCCTTTAATTCCCTCAAGATTATCTGATTTATCACCCATTAGACATTTATACATTAAAAAATTATGAGCTGGTATCCCATACTCAGTAAATATTTGTTCTTTTGTATAATATTTTTTCTTATTTGGTGACCAAACTACAATTCTATCGTTTACTAATTGGAGAAAATCTTGGTCAGCAGACATAATAATAACTTCATTTTCTAGCACATTTTGTGCTAGATATGCGATTACATCGTCGGCTTCAACGTTGTCTATGCTGTAAACATCAATTGGAAGTAACTCAAGATAACTGAGTAATCGTCTAAATTGGATTTTCATTGCTTCCTTTTCATCTTCTAATGAATTAAAAGCATCAAATTTAGTTACTCGCTTAGGAGTGCGGTTTGCCTTGTATTTAGGGTTAATTTTTCTTCTTCGTTTACTACCCCCAGCACCATCATAGGTTACAATAACTCTGGTAGGTTCCATTTCACGAATCGCAAATGCTAATGACTTCATAAAACCAGTAATGCCACCTACGGGCACTCCCTTTTCGTTTAATGAACCATTTACAGCAAATGCTCTCAGGAAAATGTTAAGTCCGTCAATGAGAAGCACCCTATCATTAGGATGCTTCTCTTCTGGATTTATGTTATTTAGGATATCTTCAAATTTACTCATTCTCTACTATTGTTTCGTCAGGATCACGATCTAGACCTTCTTCTTTCTCGTGACGATACTTCATAATATAATTGTCACAAAGGGCCTTATATAATTCTTCTTTAGCTGTTGGATGACTTTCTAATAAATCACCAAACTCTTTAGCTAAAAATTGGTGTGTTTCACCATCAGCAGTAGTATACTTATACCATGCTCCACCTTGTTTTACAACTCCATATTCTTTAAGTAACTTTAAAGTACCAAAAACATCATCAATTCCAGAATCGTAAAATACGCTATAACGGACTTTTCGGTTAGGGGGGCCTAGGCGGTTTTTTACAACTTCACATTCAACTTCTTGACCAACTACTGTGTCAACTCCATTAAGCTTTTCTTTAATCTTGCCTACTCCTTTGAGTCGCAAGCGAACAGATGCATGGAATTGAAGCGCTTTACCTCCTGATGTTGTGTATTGATCACCAAACGGCATAGCGTTTAGTTTCTGTCGTAACTGATTTGTAAATACACACAGGATGTTTTGTTTACCAATTAAATTAGTAATCTTACGCATTGACTTTGACATAATAATGGCTTTCGCAGTAGCGTATCCATCTTTATCATAGTCAGCAGCTGACTCAATTTTAGTAGTAGCAGCAGCAACACTGTCAACAACAATTGTGACTAATCTGTCTTTTTGTTTTTCGCGAATTTTTACGATAATGTCTTCCATTGCTTCAAATACGTCCTCAATTGTATTAAGGGGTATATAAAGCATTTTATCAACATCAACGCCAATGGCGGTTAAAAACTGAGCGTCAAGTGCAGATTCAGTGTCAATATAAATTGCTACTCCATCTTGTTTTTGAGTAGAAGCTATAACGTGGGCTGCAAGGAGGGATTTACCGCTTTGCTCTAGGCCCGTAATCTCAACAATTTTACTAACAGGCAAACCCCCGTTTGGTCTATTAGCAATCGCTAGGTCTAGTGGTGTGCATCCTGTAGATACCCACGACTTTACATCTGTTGGCGATTCATCCCCTCCATTGAGAAAGTAGGCAACTTGGTTGTATTCTTTACTGAATTTTTTATTTAGCGATACTGCTAATTCTTCAGTGAGACTTCCCCCTTCTGGGGTTTTATTGTTGGATTTTTTCTTTGCCATATTAACCGAATAAATCGTCTATTTTAGAATTAATGTCAACCTTATCCTTTGCAGGTGGGGTTACTTCAACGGTTTCATTTTCTTCACTTGGTGCCAAATATTTTTGGAGTGAATCTTTCATCTCATCAAATGAAAATTTAGTAAAGAGTTCTTTGATATCCTTTTGGTTATCAAGGTACCCTTCAGCTGCACTACCATCTGTTGAAAGTGGTGATTGTACTGGTTTAACACGAACTGTTGTTGTATCAAACATTTTACCTGTCTCAACTGCTGGAATTACTTCAACTGTAATGTCTCTACCTGCTGCAATGTCGGTAATATCACCATAATCTTCATCCATCATAACACCTAAAAGTTCAGTGTATACCATTTTACCAAACTCCCAGAATCGAACGCCTTTATCTTCCTCACCACGTACAAGTACAGGGGCAAAAATACGCATTTTAGGGTAGAGCTTCTTAGCTAACTCTACATTATCTGGTTCATTTGACTTCCGGAGTTGGGAAGCAAATTCCAAAATTGGGTCTGACTCATCAAAATTTGAGAGTGACATCATTCGGGGTTTACCAATACCGAAGTAAAAATATAATTCAGTGAAGGGCACATCTTTATTGTGCTTATAGGGTACAATACGTACTACTGATTTTTCTCCACTTGGTGGTTTCCAAAAGTTCTTTCTGAATTCACCACCTGATTTTCCATTGGACTTATTTTGCAAGCGGTCCATTCGCTTTCTGATTTCGTCTAGATTCATGACCTTTTAATTTTGGGTAAATATAATAACCCAGGCCACGGAATCCAAATTTTATCAGAAGGCTTTTTAATCTACTTCAATAATTTTCTTAAGGCGGGTTTTAACCTTTTTAAACCCTCCAGGACGTGTTAAAAGAAGACAATTTCTAAATTTTGTCCAATCAACTTGATATGAGGTATCTAAGTCACCGTGATTCATATAACGAATTACTTCATTTAAAGCATTAATCGTATATAAAGTGTTAGTCTGTTTTTTTCTATGTACTAAAATAGTATTAGGAATCTGTAGGTTGTATACAGGTCCATCTATATTGTAAGTTAACATGGTTTTATCCTCCTCTGGTGAA